TTGAGCATTTTAATGGGTTTAGATGCAGTTTTCATCAAGGCTCCTGTTGCAATATCGTAATTATAGCAGATCTGGATTTATTGGTCAACCGCCCATAAATACAAGCTATGCCACGCCTAAGTTTATACCGCCCAAATCGAACACGCGATTACCAATTTTTGGATCGCACAATCTCCGAAATGTACACTGTCGGGGGTATGGACATCTATGTTCACAAGTACATGGGCCCACAAACTGGTGGCCAAGATTCTGCACTTTCGGGCAATGGTGATGCAACACAGCCCATTTATGATGAGCTGAATCCTTTAAATATTCAAGACTTGCTGTTGTTAGAAAACCGCGACAGAATTTACGATCAGGACGTTTATGTCATGCGCGGCGTTTACACACACCAAGACGTTGACTTTGATCTTACCCAATTTGGATTGTTTTTGAACAACGATACCTTGTTTATTACATTCCATTTCAACGACATGATTGACAGTTTTGGGCGCAAGCTCATGAACGGTGACGTGCTGGAAGTTCCCAATCTCAAGGACTACTATCCTCTAAACTCTGCAATTCCGCAACCGTTGCCCAAATACTATGTTATTCAAGATGCTGACTTTGCCACAGAAGGCATGAGTCAAACTTGGTTGCCACATACCTGGCGTGTAAAAGCAACGCCAATGACCAACAACCAAGAGTTCAAAGATATTCTCAAGAAGCCAGTTGTTACAGAAAATATCTGGGATCCAGGCAACTTTTATCCTACAGGTTGGATCACAAACTACGGCGATGTTTACTATCAAGCCAAGCAAAATACCCCTGCTGACATTGATATTACCAACACTGACTACTGGGAAGTTTACACACCACCAACACAGAGCGATCTATTCAGTACTCGTACCAAGGACAACAGTATCAATGATGCAATCCTTGCACAAGCAGATGTGGAAGTTCCGTTGTCAGGATACGACACAGAATTGTTCTATGTAGAACCAACCATTGATGGCTTACCAGCAAATACAAATTCGTTGAACACTGATGGTAGCACCACTGTTGATGGTACACAAGGCGGTATGAATATCACCCCAAGTGGTCCTGGCTATACTCAGGGCTACTTAACTGGAGATGCAGCACCAAATGGTTTGCCAGTGGTAACTGGCGTTGCCTTCCCTGCCAATGCTGTTGATGGAGACTACTGTTTGAGATTAGATTACTTCCCGAATCGATTGTTTAGATATAATTCTACTGTGAAGCGTTGGAGCAAAGTTGAAACTGGTGCGAGAACCAATCTCAACAATGGCAACACCAACGATACTTTGCGCTCCAGCTTTGTTAACAATACATACACTACCAATACCAATGACTTGGGTGCTATTCCCCAGAGACAAAGTCTTAGCCAAATACTTAAACCCAAGGCAGACAATGGTGATCAAGGTGGATTCAGGCCACCAAATCCACCGCCCGGCACACAACCAGGTCAGAAGTCGAGTTAATTATGCAACAATTTTTTTACGATGCGCAGATACGCAGATTTTTGTTACAATTCACAAGGATTGTCAGCAACTTTCAAATTGAATATGGCAACGAAAACGACGGTGTTAACAATGCCGCATTGATTCGTGTGCCTGTTCGTTACGGTGATGCTAGCCGTAATGCTCAAGTTATCATACAAGAAAACAGTCGTAACTCAATGCCTGCTAGTCCACTGATGACATTCTACATCAGCAGTTTGGATTATGATCGCCCACGTATGCAAGAGCCATACTTTGTGAGCAAGGTCAATGTGCGCCAACGCACTTACGACACTGTTACAGAAACATATGAAACCACACAAGGCAATGCATTTACTGTTGAGCGTTTGATGCCTGTGCCTTACAAGATGGGCATCACGTTGGATATCTGGACTTCAAACACCAATCAAAAGTTTCAACTGTTAGAGCAATTATTGACTTTGTTCAATCCCAGTTTGGAAATTCAAAGCACAGATAACTTCCTTGACTGGACTAGCTTGAGCGTGGTCGAATTGGAAAGTGTAAATTGGAGCAGTCGTAGTATTCCCATAGGTCCCGACAATCCCATAGACATTGCCACTGTTAAATTCAATATACCAATTTGGTTGTCAAGTCCAGCCAAGGTCAAGAAACTGGGTGTGGTCGAACGTGTTATTGCCAGCATGTATGACTCCAATGGTGATCTCAATGACTCTGTAACCAACAATGACTTGTTGTTGGGCACACGTCAAGTTATAACACCATTTAACTATGCAATTGTTGTGATTGGAAATAAAGTACAGTGCTTGCAACAACGGTATCTCACAGAAGAACCCAGCAATGATTCATTAACACCTACAGAAATTGTGCCAGACTCACAGTTGTTGTGGCCTGCAATTATTGATCTATATGGTGTACTGCGTCCTGGCATCAGTCAGATAAGATTGATCCAAGAAGACGAAACCGAAGTCATTGGTACTATTGCGTTGGATCCAAACGACGATCGATTTGTTTTAATTGACGTTGACGTTGACACAGTTCCACAAAATACTCTTGAGCCAATCACTGCTGTGATTGATCCTTTGATCAGTGGTCCAGGCAGTGGCTTGCCTGTTGCTGCCGCAGGGCAACGATACTTGTTAACCGAGGATACTGGTGACCTTAATAACCCTGCACCTGCTCCAGCATGGGTCGGTAGCAATGGCCGCGAATTGGTTGCAAAAGCCAATGACATTATTGAATATCGTGATAACTACTGGCAAGTAGTGTTCCCTGCCGCAACACAAGCAGGCGGACAGTATGTCACTAACTTAACTACTGCAATTCAATATGAATGGAATGGCGAATCATGGGTAAAGAGCTATCAAGGAGTGTATCCCGGGGGAACATGGAGACTGGTTCTCTAAAAGCCGTTGGGGTTTGGTTTCGTAGCAGTGTCACTGGAAGATTCCTTTACTTGTTGCGAAACGATGTCAAGCACCCCAGTACATGGGGCTTGCCTGGCGGCAAAATTGAAGCTGGTGAAACATTGCTTGGCGGCATGGAACGCGAATGTATTGAAGAGCTAGGCAGTTTTCCAGAATACCAACGTCTTATTCCCTTGGAAAAATTCACATCAGCTGATGGATCATTCAGCTATCACACTTGGGTATGTATCATTGAAAATGAGTTTGTTCCAGTGCTCAATCATGAGCACATGGGATATGCTTGGATTGATGCAGGTACTTTTCCTAGGCCCATGCATCCTGGTCTGTGGAACACAGTAAACATTGAAGCTGTACAAAACAAAATCCTGCTTGTTGAGCAGGATCTTGTTCGTTAAGCCTGGCTTTCACTAAACGTTAACTGAATATCAGCGGTGGGGTTAACCACTGTTGAAATAGCTGTGACCTGCACTGCAATAATTTCAGGGCCGTTAGGAAATGTGCCTTGTCCAGGAATACCGCTGGTACCAATTTGTTTAATAGTGGTCAAGTCCAAGATACCCGAGTTAGTTGTTGTTACAGGAATCGCAAACAAACGTTCACCACCTTGCAATTCACTGGTAATAGCTGTCAGTGTCAAGGTTAAATCGTTTGCTGGTGTAGAGGCACCAATTGAGGTGCCCAATACTTTGATAGTGTCACCAATTGCATAACCAGTACCTGTGGTTGTTACAATGATACTAGTATTGGTGTTGGTGTATGTGCCGCCACCGCCTGAAGCTACTAAAGTAACGTTGATAACACCGCCTGAGCCGCCACCAGTTATTGTAGTTGGGCTAATACCAGTATAGGTAGTTGTTGCGCCCAAGCTGGCCTTGGTACCACTCTTGCTCATACCACCAGTTGAGCCTAGCTGTGAGCCAACCAAGCCACCTGTGGTTTCAGATGTGTAACGTGGAGCAATAGCAAACTGTGTAAAGCTAGGTTGGAAGCCACCGGCCACGTTGTTCAAGCCAGTCCAAGTAGTATTTGCTGAGTCAATGTTTGAAGGATTCAAAATACCTTCAATCAAGAATCTTGAGTTTGCCACAGGTAAGTTAATTGTTAACTGGCTCAAACCTAACTGAGCGCGGTTAATCAAGTCTTTGTCGCCTAGTGATCCAACAAGACCGTTTGACACACTGGGACTCAAACGCATACAAAATGCCACTTGTTTCAAACCAGTGGTTGCTGGCATACCATAGTTGGTACGGTTAAATGTAAACTGATAACCAGTATCTTCGTCAAAGCTACCGTCCATGATAACCGCTGAACCCCAGTGGTTAACTACTGGGATACAAGTGTTACTGATCAAAATAACACCAGTATTGTCTGCGTGACTTGTGGCTGCACTTGATGTGTAGCTTCGGCTTTGACCTTCAGCCCACTGTGTAAATGTTGCGGCACGAGTACAACCAGTTAAGTTGTTGCCTGCTTTACCTGAGTACTTGATAATTTCACTTTCAATCATCACATACACTGGGTATGTCACGCTGGCTGTTGGATAATCGGTAGCGTCCTTTAGCGTGATTGTGGTTTGACTTGCATCAATAGCACCATTCAGTGAGCTAATTGGAGTGTCGTTAATAGCTTCATAGCGTGCTGGCAAGTTACCAGAACGCATAAACGCTTCATTGTTACGGTTGTTGTTTGGAATACGGTGTGCCATTGCAAACACGCCACCTTGGGCACGTACACCATATTGTACATAACCTGCACCGTACCAGCTGTATTCAACCAATAACATCTGCATCTTGCTGGGATCAATCAAGTATCCTGATGCACCAGTTCCATCCAACGGATCAATGTTGAACTGATTCTGACGCACACGAATTTCATTACGCAATGCAATTTTTACACGAACTTGATTGCTGACGCCACGGAATGGTGGTACAACACTCATACGGTTGTTGTCTGTGATTGATGTCACAGTGTGTGTCATACCACGGATAACAATTTGATCACCAGTGTTTAACTGTTCTTGGAAGCGGCAAGTACCGTCACCAGTTACAAGGTTACTGCCAGCACCAACGGACACAAAACCAGCTAGTTGGAATGTGCTTGATCGTTGAACAACGTTGAGAGTTTGTCCATCATGTTCCCAGAACATACCGTTCTGATCATCAAAAATGCCAGCTCGAACACTGGCGCCGTGCCACTGAGTTACGTTGATACGTGGTTGTTGATCAAGCACTGCTGTTGTACTGCCAAGTTCAACTTGTGCTTGCACAACAAATGTTATATCGCTGGTAATACTGGTTACAATATATCCTGAACCATTGTAGCCGCTGGTTGTAATACCACTCAAAGTAATAGTTGCACCTGGGTTGAGACCGTGTTCAATGTCAGTTGTAATTGAAATATTGCTGTTTACTGCGGTGCCATCTGCTGTTACGTTAGCAACGTCAAATGTAGGTTGCAACATTGTACCAGATGTAAACATAATGCCTTTACCAGATTGGTAACGGAAGTATTTCTTGGTTTGACGCACTGCACTGGCACCACGTGTAGGCGATCCTGCTGTTAGAATAACACCGCCGTCAAACGGTCTTGGGATAAAAGTAGCGTTTGATCGTACGTTGATAATACCAGCAAGTGTGCCTGACACTGCGGCACCAGACTTGGCAGTATAGGTAAATGTTGTTGTACTAGGAACACTGACAATAAAGAAGCTACCTTCAGCGTAGGCTTGGTTAACGCCTGAACTCAAACTAACCAAAATTGGAGTTCCAGGAACAAGACCATGAGCATAAGGTGTAGTTACTGTGATAGTGCTTGGGTTAGCACCATCACTGGCGATACTTGCAATGTCAACGTCAGCACCAGTAAACGCAAAGGCTTGGCGGAACGCAGTATCAGTTTGATTCAACGGATAGCCTGGTGCCAAACTTGGACTGCGCTTTGGATAGTATGAGAAGTTGTTGGTGTTTGCACTGGCAACAAAGTTAACGCCCTCAGTGTTTGAGTTTGTCATGTTGATTGAGCTAACATATTCGTTTGCAGTCAAACCATGTGATGTAGCATTGACAGTTACCTGTGGAATATTAGCATCACCGCTTGAGTAAAACGCACCAGTCATTCTAACAACAGGTGATCCTGCACCGGCTGCGGTAAGGGCAGTGGTACTGAATTGACCACGAACGATAGTTTGTGCCCCATTGACTGCTGTGCTGGTTGCACTCATGTTTATAAGTTCAACGTTTGAGCTGAGTTTTTGCAACACAGTACCAGTTGCAAACGCATTGGCTGGGGTGCTGTTATACCAACCACGAGTTAACTGCAATGTTGTGCTGTCTGTAACTGCATAAACTTGTGCAATTTCAATAGTGTCAACTGCATAAATGCCGTTACCTGAGTTAAGACTTGCACCAGAACCGTTGGTGTTGTTGGTTTGACGAATAACTGTCAATGTGTTACCAGTTACGTTGGTAACTGCCATGGTTTCGTAAACGTTGGTTGTATTGGTTTGAGCAATTACATAAGCACCATCTAAGATTGAGCTAGCGTTGGCACAAACTACACTGGTAGTAGCAGTGCTAGAAATAGTGGTACCAATAGTTGTACCGCCACTAGATGGACGACCAATAATAACAACGTTGTCGCCTGCACTGATACCGGTTGTGCTGGCCACAGTAAATGTGCGCTCAGCTGAGCTGTTGACGTTTGCTGTCAAATAGGTACTGACAAATGGTACTGTGTTTCCTTGAGTTTGACTGATGACCAATGCATAGTCAGCATCAACCCACTGCGGTGTTCCTTCGTTTTCCAATCTAATAGAAGTGTCAATGTTACTGGTAATAACATCGTCACCTGCAATCATTGAAATATAGCCATTGGTGTTGTAAGCAATATCTGTACCAATTGCATCATAGAAGTTGGGAATATTGTTTGTTGTAGCAAAGTTCTGCCATTTGGTGTTTTGCAAGCCGTATTCAAAGTCAGCGTCAATCAAAGATTGTGGATTTGACACACGTTCACGTCCAATGGCATCCATACCAAATGCCCAAGGTTGAACTGTTAGATCTTGTGTTTCAACATAGATAGCCAATTTGTCGCTGGCACTCATCAAGCTGGTGTCAAGGTCCAATGTCAGTGTAGTTACGCCACCATATGCTGTGGGGAAATCAACTGTGGTTCCTGCTGCCCAACTTACTGTGCCGCCCTGTGTGGGAGAACCAAAATTGTAAATTGACTGATTAGTTGTTGTGTTATAGATGGCCAAAAAGTCAGCTAGGTTGTAACGATCTTCCACCTTTATGGTACCAAGACCACTGGTTCCAGGTGTAAAAACGTATTCGTATAATCTTTGTCGTGCCATCTTTTAAACTCCAAATATGATTTGATTAGCTGTCAGCGTTGCTTGTGTGTTAACGCTGAACTTGTCGTAACTTATTGTTCCTGTAGCAATTTTGCTATCAATAACTGTTGCATCGCTGGGGGTTCCAGTATATAGTGTGTCGCCAAATATGAGACCAAAAAACGGTGTCAGTGCCGCAGGTGTTGATGCAAAACTTATTGTTGCGCCGGATACACTGAAATCTACACCAGGATTCAATACCACATTGTTTAAGCTCACTAACATAGCATAAGCAGTCGGTGGTGTAAAACTCACACCATTTACTGTGATGTTGAATGTTTGAGTAACGCCGTTAAAACTCAAAGAGTCCATTTTTCGGTATTGCCCAGTCTGCGGTGTATTACCAAGATATGCCATTATATTCTTCCTACAACAATTTCGATTGTTCCAGTTGCGCCGTCAAAGTTTTCCACGGCTTTTCCAATTACAGTACCAATTGCAGGTGTAGCACAAGCCTGTGCATGTCCATTTCCTGCTGATACCATCATGTCTCCCTTGCGCACTGTGCCCACAACTTGAGTTGGTACACGACCAGTCAATGCCAAAGCAACTACGTGATCACCTTCAAGACAGCTATTCATCAAATGTGCAGGATTGGTCGATACTACGCCAGCTACTCTAGCATCAGCTTCTACTGTGGAAATAGT